AGAGATAACCAGTTTCAGATTTAACCTTTCTGATGGAACAAGTTATGAACTGATTTATGGCTGCGATGGAGTAAAGAAAGGCAGTCTGAAATCTTCCACAGATAATTTTGAATACTTTACAAGTGCAGATATTAGCTCTTATTGGAGCAACACTGACTTAGAGGCAGTTCCCGTTGAAGAAAGCGAGTTGCCAAACTAAGCAGAACAATTCCAGGTTGAATAAACGTTAGGTAAGTTCAGATTCGATAAACCCATGTGTAAATATGCATTTTACTTAGAGTTTTAAGTAATGGGAACACTATTCCTAAAAGGGAGAATCATTTCTTTAATATTGCAGACATGATTAGAAGACAGGGCGGTGAACCAATAATGGTTTGCTGCCCTTTTCACAATAAAAGACAATGGTACAATGGATTTTTAACTTGTTGTATATGATTCTTTTATGCTAAAATACTTAACAGTGTGTATTTCATCGGATCTTGCAATACACAATTTATTGTAAAAACAGGAAAGAGGAAAATCATTATGGCATCAGAATTATTGAAACGAAGTGAAGTAAGAGAGGAAGATACATGGAAAACAAGTGATATGTATGAAAACACCGGGGCGTGGGAGAATGAATTAAAGGAGATTTCCGCACTCGTAGACAAGGCAGCTGCTTTCGAGGGGAAAGCAGCCGAAAATGCAGACAATCTTTTTGTTGTATTAGAGACACTTGCCAAAGCAGGAGAAAAAATCGAGAAAGCATTCAACTATGCAGAGCGCCTTTTTGACGAGGATCAGACCAACACCACACATCAGGCAATGTCCGCAAAAGTATATTCTCTTTATGCGGCAATGGGAAGCAAAACAGCGTTTGTTGATCCGGAGATCCTTGCAGCTTCCGAGGAGACATTAGAAGGTTTCTTAAAGGAAAAACCGGAATTAGAACTATACCGGAAACAGTTAGCAGAGATCCGCCGCTTAAAAGAGCACTGCCTTTCAGCAGAGATGGAAAAGCTGCTTGCAATGACAGCTGAGATGAGCCAGACACCGGCAGATACCTTTTCCATTTTAAATAACGCAGACCTCGTATTCCCGGAGATTGAGGACGAAAACGGAGAGAAAGTCCGCATTACACATGGACGTTATATTCAGTTCGTACAGTCTGCGGACAGACGTGTCAGAAAAGATGCGTTTGAAAAGATGTATCAGACTTACAAGCAGTACTTAAACACACTTGCCAGTCTTTACAGTGGCAATATCAAACAGCAGAATTTCCATGCAAAAGCAAGAAAGTATGCTTCTTCCTTAGAAGCCGCAGTGGATGAAAACAATGTTTCTCCAAGTGTCTATTACAATCTGATCGACACCGTGAATAAAAACTTGGATAAAATGCATGCATATGTTGCGCTGCGCAAGAAGTGCCTTGGTTTAAACGAAATGCATATGTATGATATTTACACCCCGATGATTCCGGACATGGCGAAAAAAATTCCTTTTGAGGAAGCAAAAGCGACTGTATTGAAAGCGCTTGCGCCACTCGGCGAAGACTATGTCAATAAGGTAAAAGAAGGCTTCGAAAACCGCTGGATCGATGTTTACGAGAATCAGGGAAAGAGAAGCGGAGCTTATTCTGCCGGAGCTTATGGCTGTCATCCGTATGTACTTTTAAATTACAACGGAACTTTGGATGACATGTTCACATTGGCACATGAAATGGGACACGCCATGCATTCGAATTATTCCAACGAGGCACAGCCTTATATTTATGCCGGATATAAAATTTTCGTGGCAGAGGTTGCCTCTACCTGCAATGAGATTCTTTTAATGGAATATCTGTTGAAGAATACAACCGATAAGAAAGAGCGTGCTTATCTTCTGAATCATTATCTTGACAGCTTCAAGGGAACTGTTTATCGTCAGACACAGTTTGCAGAATATGAGATGCTGACTAATAAAATGTATGAAGAAGGCGAAAGTCTGACAGCAGACAATTTAAGCAGCACGTATCTGGAATTAAATAAAAAATACTATGGTTCCGATATTGTTTCCGATGAACAGATTGCGTATGAATGGGCAAAAATTCCTCATTTTTACTACAATTTCTATGTTTATCAGTATGCGACAAGCTATTGTGCAGCATTTTCTGTGGCGCATAAGATTTTGGAAGAGGGAGCTCCGGCAGTAGAACGTTATAAAAAGTTCTTATCCGGTGGCTGCTCTATGGCTCCGGTCGAACTGCTTAAGATTGCAGGTGTCAATCTGGAAACACCGGCTCCAATCCAGGATGCATTAAACGCATTCGGTGAGATCATCAAAGAGATGGAAACACTGGTGGAAGACTAAACAATAGAATAGACAAAAAAGCTGCAGCCTTGACTTTATTTCGTCAAAGCTGCAGTTTTTTATATGGATCATACAAATATGTTCTGTCCTTTTTGTTTCAGCTGAACCAGAAAATAAATATAAATCACATCTGCCACAAAACAAATCAAGCCTGTAATGAATGTGTAAGCGTGGATACTGCCAGCTCCACACAGAATTGTTATAGGAAGTATCCAATATGAAATATCCCAGAGTTACACATTAAATTAAAAAATGTAAATTATAGTTGAAAAAGTAAAAATAACTGATATTATAATTAATAACCAATATATTAAAAATATAATTGTTATCAATTATTAAAAAAGTAGAAATCACTCATTACTAATATATGAAACTATATATAGGGAGATGACAAGTATGGAACTTCAGATAAATTGTATGCAAAGTCTATATAGAAAAATGGAAATGTCACAGAGAAAAAATAAAGGATATTTTTCAATTATGTCTAATGAAACAGAAACTTCTTTAAATAGTCTTGCTCAGGAGAAAGTACAAAGAGGGTTTTCAATCCATGATGCATATTCAATTATGAAAAGTTCAGGTACAAAATTTAGTGTAGGAAATCTGGCAACCGTATCTGAGAATCTTGATAAAAGAGTAGATACAGAAAGATATTCCATAGAAAGTACCAGTGAAATAGCAGGATATTGGCAGATATATGATAAAACACTCAACCAAACGTTTGTATTGAATCCTGATACAACAACGCTGCAAACAGATACTAACACAAATAAAAATTATATTGTGTTCCAAAATGTATTTGGCGAACCAGAGAATGTTATGTATGCCGACAATGAGCTTGTGGGAGCCCTGAAACAGTTCCTAAACACAGACAGTATACCGACAACATCCTTAAATGAAAATTATGTAATTGATATCAATAAGTTTACAGGTATTGAGAGTTTAAAAGTTAAAGGGAATGAAGGTGCTGGTTCTTGGAACTTAATTTGTAATCAAGAACAAAAAGAAAAGCTGCAGGAGTTAGCAAATCTGTATAAAGAAAAATACCCTAATCTTGTAAAAACAGATGGTATGGCAATGGGATTTGCAGATGCCGAAGTTGCAGGGCAAGCTGTAAGAACAGAAAATGGAATTATGTTGATAGCCTGTAATGGATTAAACTATATGGATAATGTTGATCCATCAAAAAGTTGGCATATTATGTATTCGATAAATGATACAGATATGTATAAAAAAATCATGAATGCAATGACAGAAGGTTATATTATCGGAAAAGATATTGAGAATGTTTCAAAATGGGAAAAGTATTTTGAGGAAAAAGAATTGAGTTATGAGCGAATATTATCCGATGAAGAATTGGAATTATTGCAGATGAACAAAATTTAAAGTTATCTTATCGAGTTATTTATCATTTAAGGGCTTGTATGATTATAGGAAAGATAGAAGCGAAGAGAAAAGTGTTTAAAGGCTGTTAGGATTTTGGATTAGATAAAAAGGAAGCGAACGTATGAAATGATATTATGATACATTCGCTTCCCTTTTGATTTGCGTTATAAATATTCCCTCAAATCCTGCCGCAGCTTTTCTTCCAGCCGGATCAGATCATCGGTCAGTTTCATTGCAGCGTCATCAGCTGCCGCATACTGGTTTTCGTACCGGCAGAGCGTCTTAATGCCCATATTGCAGCCATCTACGATCAGGTCGGCGATGGTGGCGTCGCTGTCATCCATCATGACTTTGGCGTTGGTTTTCATCCATGACATGCCTTTTGCCAGCATGTTTGGCTCCTTTGTTTCATCCCCGCATTCAGCAAGGATCGCGTGGGTTTCGTCACCGAGTTTTTCGTGCTTTTCTTTGGATTTTTTCAAAATTTCATATAAGTTCTTGTCGGTTACTTTTTCCAGAATCTCATCAATGGAAAAAACAGCCATCTGTATGCCGGAATTACATTCGCGGAGCAGTTTTACGGTATCGCTATCGGACATGTTCGGTTCCTCCTGATTTTGCTTTGTATGAATGATTTTGATATCGATATTTACTCCTAGTATGACGTCTGCAACAAAAAATATACAGAAAATTCAAAAAACAGTCGATTTCGTGAAGTAATAAGATAAATGCGAAATGAGTGATATAACTCACTTCGCATTTTTAATTTTTATAAGAAATTGATAAATGCGTTAGAGTGAATAATCACTCTGGCGCATTTATTTTTTTGCCTAAAAACAGAGGAGGTGGAGAGCAATGGCAACCAATAAGCGACCGAGAAAAGCGTACAAGCGCATCGGATTCGAGGACAGAAAGAAAATCGAAGCACTGAACGCACAGGGCAAAACAGTAGATGAGATGGCGATGGCAATCGGTGTCCACTCGGCTACCATGTACCGTGAACTCGCCAGAGGTGGAGAACCGTACAAGGCAGAGGTCGCACAGCATTCCATCTAACAGAGAGGAGCAAGTGGAATGGAAGAACTGGATATCAAAACTGCCATACAGATAGCAAAGATACTGGCAGCGGCCCCGGATGAAAGAATCCCCATGATACTGGATGTGTTCAGCAAGGCACAGGTTGATATCAACGGACTTGATGAACTGGCAGAATGGAGAGCACTGGACAAGCAGGCCGCACTGATTGACACAGATGCCTTTGTAACAGAACTGACCAAGGGCAAGGAACTGGAGGACGGAGAATACCGCATCAGAGTTCCAGAGTTTAATCACTTCTGTAGCACAAAGGGAGTGAGTGCCAGATACGCAAGGAAGCACCTGTACGAAAGCGGAATGCTCCGAAGCAGCACTGACAATGGCAAGATCAACTACACCTGCCCGGTGCAGGCGACAGATACCAAGAAAACAGAACGATGCGTATGCATCATACCTAAAAACTGAATATCGAAGAAACACACTGGCAAGCATCGACCAGAATAAAAACCGATAGGTAGGAGCGAGCCGCCGCAGTAAATCGCTCCGGCAGCAGGACATGAGCCTGCATGAATGGCTGTCGTAATTGGGGTAGGGAACGCAGACCCAAGTAAAACAACAACGGTTCGGAGGCAGATGAGAAACACGCAGAGAGAGAATACCGAGAGCATGGATGCGTGGGTGCGATTTAACACTCGGTAGCGGGGAATGAAAAAGACCGCACTGCAGGCGACTAGTACAGCTACCCCAAAGAATACTCAGGGAGCATGAACGGAACAGTTACTCTTCAAAGCCTTGGAGAACCTGTTCCATGCCAGACCCAAGAAGCCTAGAGAGCATAATGAGGTACTGGTAAAAGTCAAGTAAGTATAAAGGAGAGAGCATATGAAACAGCCAAAGAAACTGACAAGGAATCAGAAAGAGATACTGGTCAAGAAGGGGATGAACCCGGATGACTATATGCTCCATTCAGAGGATGAGAAAGAGATGATCCTCTACAACAGGAAAGAAAAGAGACTGGAAGCAGTCGAGAAGTAAGCAGGAGGTGTATGACGATTTGAAACTCAGTAGGAGACAGAAGCGAATTCTGAAAAGAAAGCTGAAGCGCATAGCAGGGGATGCAGTAGCGGTATTAGTGGGAGCGGGAATGTTTGTTGGATTGCTTATCGCATGGGCAAACGAACCGATGCCGGACTGGAGCGAGTACATAGAGGAAAACCACATAGGCATGGTGCAGGTGGAAGGCTCGGACACATGGCTGACGCAGGAAGAATATGAGCAGATGTGCAAAGAGCGTGACGCATACAGGGCAGCAGAGCAGGCAGAGGAACAATCCTACTACAACGCAATCCTCCAGAGCACTGAGACACCAGTACCGACAACAACCGCAGCAATCGGCAGTCTGGACTGGGATGCGGATGACTCCTATAGATTAGCGAAAATCGCCATGGCAGAAGCAGAGGGCGAGGACACCGAGGGCAAGGCACTGGTCATACTGGTGGTGCTGAACCGAGTATGGAGCGATGAGTTCCCAGATACCATCGAGGGAGTGATCACGGAGGACACCCAGTTCACAGCATACGGAAACGGCAGATACGACAGGGTAGAGCCGGACACCGACTGCTACCGGGCACTGGAAATGGTGCAGGTAGAACACTGGGATGAGAGCCAGGGAGCGACATACTTCGAGAGAACCACGGACGAAGCCACATGGCACAACACCACACTGAAAAAATTATTCACACACGGCAACCACACATTCTACACCGAAAGGAAGTAACCAACAATGAAAATGGCAATGAAGGACGGACAGATCCTCATAAAGGAAGCAGACAATGTCCAGTTCACAATCATAAAGAGTTGGGGAAAGATGAAGTGGAGCAGGCAGACGCAGACGCTAAGCGGACCGGCTGACATCGAGCTGCTGAACAGACTGGCAGGACTGGTAAACTTGCCACCGTCCATCGAAGCAGAGCGAAAGAAGCTGAACGAAGTAATGGCAGCAGTCGACCGGGAACGCATGAACCCGAAGCCAGAGCCACTCATCCCACCACCAGTCAAGGTGTCGCCATTCACGCACCAGGTGCGAGGATATAATATGGCACTCATGACATTCGGACTGGTAGACCCACCGAAACCAAAGGAGGCGGAGAAGTGATACATATCAAGGAAACAGAAATCATCCCATTCCTTAAGACTGCACAGACAGGATATACGAAGATGATCAGCGAGGGGGATCTCGAAATGGAAGTCGAACTGGCGGAAAAGGTCGAGGAAGCACTCACGCAGGCGATGGACATCATATATGACTACCAGAGCATGGCAGATGAGCATAAGCGGATGGTCGAAAAATACGAGACAGAAGCACCAGTAATAAAGAGAGGTATGGACTTTTACTGTTGCCCTGCCTGCGGAAAGAGAACCTCCCGAAATCATACGCACTGCCACTGGTGCGGAAAGAAACTAGGGTGGTAAAGATGACAGATCGAGAAAAGAAAGAATTAATAGAAGCCGAGGAAACGATACTGCAGTTGTTCTTCGATGCGTATGAAAGAGCAATGAAGTACACAAAAGGCAATATCAACCTTTCACTCCGCATGGCAGCAATGCTCGTGTCAGCGATGGTTCACGACCAGACGGAAAGCAAGTCCTTTCAATTTTTGTGGCAAATGGGGAGGGATAACAAATGACGCAGGAAATAACAATGGGGTCTTTGTTCTCTGGAAGCGGTGGCTTTGAACTGGCAGGATCGATATTCGGAATCAGACCGATATGGGCAAGCGAGATAGAGCCGTTCCCGATACTGGTAACCACAAAGAACTTCCCGGAGATGAAACACCTCGGAGATATCAATAAATTAAACGGCGCAGACTTAGAGCCAGTGACCATCATCGCAGGCGGATCTCCATGCCAGGACATGAGCATAGCCGGAAAGCGTGAGGGTCTGGACGGCTCACGAAGCAATCTGTTCCGTGAGCAGATACGGATCATAAAGGAGATGAGAGAAAGTGACAGAGCAGCAGGCAGAACAGGAAAACAGATCAGACCAAGATACACAGTCTGGGAGAACGTGCCCGGAGCATATTCGAGCAACAAAGGAGAGGACTTCCGATGTGTCCTCGAAGAAATCTGCCAAATCTCAGAAGGAAATGTTTCAATTCCTAGACCTCCGAAAAACAAGTGGGGGGGGGCAAGGCGCAATCATGGGCGATGGGTATTCAGTCGCTTGGCGAACACTTGACGCTCAATATTGGGGAGTGCCCCAAAGAAGAAAGCGTATCTACCTTGTCGCAGATTTTGGAGGAGACACCGCACCGGAAATACTATTTGTCCGTGAAGGCTTGTCTGGGAATTTTGCGGAGAGCCGAGAAGCGTGGCAAAGAACTGCCGGAGATATTAAGACAGGCACTCATAAGACAGGCGCAGCTGATGTCGAGTGCTATGACATCAGCGACAGGCGCAGAGTAGCAGACAGAAGCGAGGTATCGCCCACGCTCACAACGAAGATGGGGACCGGCGGTAACAATGTACCCATCGTATTAGAAAACCACCCACAGGACAGCAGAGTGACGATAGCAGAGGACGGTAACGTACCAACGCTGACCAGTCGCATGGGCACTGGGGGGGGCAATGTGCCACTCATCCTCAGCCAATCACATTGGAGATCAGAAGCGGATGCGAGGGAGGAGGTAAGGGAGCATTGATGCAGACAGATAAGAGTGCAACGCTCAGTACACACAATACGCAGACCTTATTCGATCCAATCCCGATAGCAGACAAGGCGACCCGATACAAGGGCGGCGGAGATACCAGAAACAATGACGGCTCTGCCAATGGACTCGGCATCGGAGAACCGGGAGCACCTGCGAACACGCTCACGGCCGCAGACAGACACGGAGTAGCCTGCTTCGCACAACAGGCAATCGGGGAATACGAGGAATCGGAGAAAGCCTCCTGTCTGAAGCGCAGGGATTATAAGGATAGCACCGACCTCATTCTCTGGGAGTACATCATCCGCAGGCTCACACCGTTGGAGTGTTGCAGACTGCAAGGCTTCCCGGATAACTGGGCAGAGGAACTGGGGATACCAGAACCAACGCAGGAAGATATCGATCACTGGCGAGAGGTGTTTCGAACACAGATGGAAGCCATGGGCGAGAGCAAAAAGGAAAAGACAGACAACCAGATCCGCAAGTGGCTGAAAGACCCGGAGAGCGACTCAGCCAAATACAAGATGTGGGGCAACGGCATAGCACTTCCGTGTGCAATGTTCGTGATGGAAGGCATCGCCATGATACTAAGCGAGGAGGATACAGATGAGCAGCAATAACAAAAATTACATATCCTGTCGCAACCCCGCAGCAACCAAGCAGCAGGAAACAGGTTGGAACAGGATGGTACGAAACTTGGAGCACCGGAAAGCAAAAGAAAATCACAGGAAGGAGGTAAAAACCAATGGCAGAAACGCATAAAGGCTTCGGTCTGCTCTTTGAAATGGGATGCGGAAAGACGCTAACAGCAATCATGATAGCAGGCACGGCTTACCAGATGGGTAAGGTGGAAAAGGTACTGGTGGTAGCACCAACCTCCGTCTGCTCCGTATGGCCCAAGGACTTCGCAGAATTTGCAGACTTCAAGGCAAACATCAAGGTACTGCTCGGAGACAAGAACCGCAGGCTGAAGCTGTTAAACGATCTCGACAACTTCCCGTTCAAGGCATTAAAGGTAGCCGTTATCAATTACGAATCCACATGGAGAGAAGGCATCTTTGACGCACTGTATGAATGGAACGCAGACATGATCATCTGCGATGAGAGCCAGAGAATCAAGAGCCACGATGCAGAGCAGTCCAAGGCAATGCACAAACTGGGCGACCAGGCAAAGTACAAACTTATCCTGTCCGGAACTCCGGTACAGAATAATGCAATCGACCTGTATAGCCAGTACCGCTTCCTTGACCCGACAATCTTCGGAACGAACTTCTATCAGTTCCGAAACAGATATGCCATCATGGGCGGATTTAACAGACACCAGATCGTGGGATACAAAGACCTCGACCAGTTAATCCAGAAAGAGCACTCCATCGCATACCGAGTGACCAAGGACGAAGCACTCGACCTGCCGGAGCAGACATTCCTGCAGAGATACATAACGATGTCGGCAAAGGAAAAGAACATCTACGACCGCATCAAGCGTGAGAGTTTCGCAGAACTGGAAAGCGGTGGGCAGATCAGCGCAACGACCGTGCTGACAAAGCTGCTTCGCCTTCAGCAATTCACTGGCGGATTTTTAGTGGCAGACGGCGAGGAAAAGCCGGAACTGGTCAGCAAGGGCAAACTGAACGCACTGGAAGAAATCGTGGACGATTATGTGGTAGACGCAGGAAAGAAACTGGTAATCTTCGCACGTTTCAGACCGGAGATAGACATCATCGGGCAGATGCTGAAAAAGAAGAAACTCCGCTACGGAGAAATCTATGGAGATGTGAAACTGGAGGACAGGGGCGACATCGTCAAGGACTTCCAGACGAACCCGGAAACGATGGTATTCCTCGCACAGATCGATACTGCAGGACTGGGAATCACACTCACGGCCGCAGACACCTGTGTGTATTATTCGGTCAACTTCAACTATGCAGCATATAGTCAGAGCCTTGCCAGAATCCACCGTATCGGGCAGAAGAATGCCTGCACTTATATCCACCTCATCACAGAGGGAACGATAGACGAAGTGGTGCTGAAAGCACTGGCGAAAAAAGAGGATCTGGCAAAAACAGTCGTGGATACGTGGAGGGATTATTTCTAATGGGTGGACGCAAATGGACAGATGAAGAACTTGTCCTCCTGGAAGAACTGACAGAGAAGTACCCACTGGAAACAGTGGCAAGACGGCTGAACCGAACCAAGGAGGCGGTGTTTCTAAAGAGACAGCGCATCGGGATGGGCGGATACATGGCGAACACAGATATGCTCACCAGAAACACCGTGTCGAAGATCCTTGGAATAGAAAACCGAACCCTGCAGTACTGGGAGAGGAAAGGTCTGAAAAGCTACCGGAAGCGACCATACGTGATGTACCGACAGGAAGATATCATCAAATACATGAGAGAGCACCCAGAGGACTGGAACGCAGCCAGGGTAACAGACGACACAATGTTCATGCGCTACGACTGGTACAAGGAAAAAAGGAAAACTGACATATCACATAAATACAACTGGACGCAGGCAGAAGTCCGAAAGATGCAATATCTCAGACACGAAGGATATTCCATAAGGGAAATCGCAGAAATGATGAACCGCTCGGAATCGAGCATAAAATACAAACTTTACAGGAGGAGCAATAGTGAAGATTGATATTTTTAACCCAGAAAGTAAATACGACATCCTCTACACGGACCCACCGTGGCAGCAAGGCAGGGGCGGAAAGAAAGCGGCCAGACCGAACAGCACCGGAACAACAGTACCATACGAGACAATGGACGTCCCCGGAATTATGGAACTGCACCGCTATGTCACAAACGAACTCATGAATGAAAAGCACAATGTATTCATGTGGACGATAGACAAGTACCTGCCGCAAACAGAGGAAATCATGAGCCTGCTTGGATATAAACTCCACGCAAGGTTGATATGGGATAAGGGCAACGGACCGGCACCCGCCTACACGGTGCGCTTCGCACATGAGTACCTGCTCTGGTTCTACAAGAAGGGAAATATCATCCTCCCGGACAAGGACAAGCGTGGAGCATTCTCCACGGTACTCAGAGAGAACAGTAAACGGCATCACAGCCAGAAGCCGGAATGTGCCTATCAGATGTTAGAAACATTCTTCCCACAGGCAAAGAAACTGGAACTCTTCGCAAGGGCGGAGCGTGACGGTTGGGACCAGTGGGGAAATGAATTATAAAACCAAAGGAGGAGCAACAACATGGAAACAGTCACAACATTAGATGACAAGGTCAGAGCCTTCAAGGTGCTGCTCGACAAAAAAGATGAATTGGCAGAGCAGACCAAGGCAAACAATGAGGAAATCAAAAACCTCGAACAGGAAATCGCACAGCAGATGGTGGACGAGGAAAAGCCGGATACTACGGTGGATGGCTTCAAGTACAGCCTGCAGGAGAAAACGAGATACTCCAAGATTTCAGAAGAAAAACTGATGGAAAAAGGTCTGGTATTCTTCGATGTCTTGAGAGAGCAGGGATTCGGACACCTCATCACGGAAAGAGTAGATCCACGAACCCTCGACTCTGCGATGAACAATCTGGCGGCCGAGAACGATGGAGAACTGCCGGAAGAAATGGCAGAGGTACTCTCCGTTTATTCGGAACTTAAGGTATTCAAGAGAAAAGCCAACACCAAGGCTCTGAACAGAGCAAAGAAAGCACAGGAGGTATAAAGATGGACTACGAACAGATGGAAATTGATATCACACTGGAAAGCGACCGTGACCTTAAAGAGAATATGCAGGCGACTGCCAAGTTCGCACTGGGGCAGATTATGGAGTATCAGCTCCCGACTAAGGTAAAGAACCGCCATGAGGGATACGGCATTGCAGCGGAGGGATATGCGTCCCTGCAGGGCAAGATGAAGTCCACCAAGACAGACATGGACGACCTATTAAAACTCCTGCCGAATGGAGACGGCGATGTCCTCAATGTAATCGGCAGCCTTTACAATTCTGCGGTCGAGGTAGCAGTGGAGTCTATCAAACTTGCAGCACAGGCGCAGAGGATCATGGACGACCTCTACTACGGAGAGAGCGGAAAGCCGACACCGATGGAAGAATACATGGACGAGCAGGAAGCAGGAGCGTCAGAGGATGATGGCTTCGAGGAAGCAGACAATAACAAAGAAGATGCAGAGGAAATGGAGGAATAAGACATGGCAAAGAATGAGGTAGCAACAACAGAAAAGAATTTCAATCTGGTCACGCTGACCGGAGAACTGAAGGAAGCAGTAGCAGAAGAACTGGATGGTCTCGGCACTCTTCCATTTGAGAGAGCAAAGATCCCAAGCGGTGGCGGTCTGGCATTTGAACTGCCGGGAGAGACTGAGGATGAGCCTGTAATGAGTACAGACCTCACCGGAGTTCTTATCCATCATCATCCGGTAAACGCATACTGGAAAGAGGAATACGCAGGCGGCAATGTTCAGCCGGACTGCTCAAGCCATGACGGAAAGCAGGGAGTGGAGCGTGAGACTGGGGAAATCCATGATTGCAGCAAGTGTCCGCATAACCAGTTCGGAAGCGGAAAGAACGGATCTGGAAAAGCCTGCAAGAACATTCACAGATGTTACATCCTGCAGGAAGGCAACCCTGTACCGATTATCCTCGCTTTACCGCCAACCTCTCTGAAATACATCAGAGATTACATCGGCAAGCGAATCCTCCTCAAAGGACTCCGCTGCTACGATGCCGTAACCAAGATCACGCTGAAGAAGGAAAAGTCAGCAGACGGCATCACGTACTCCAGAGCAGCCTTCGCATTTGTGAGTAAGCTGACGGACGAACAGAGAGCCGAAACAAAGGCAATGGTAGAGATGATCAAGGCACAGGCGGACAATATCCCGGATATTGACGAAGCAGACTACAACACCGGAGCTGCCGTGGATGCAGCAGACTTCCAGAGCGTAGACGGAGACGCAAACCTGCCGTTCAACTAAGGCAGACTAAGCCGGGAGCGGAAACGCTCCTGGCATTATCCAAAGGAGGCACAGTATGCAGATATTATTTGATAACTGGACCGGCAGATACGATGATGAATGCTTAATGCCGGGAGACATCGTGGAAGCGGCTATGGTTTACAACTTTAGGGAGAATGCGGGCAACCAGACGGATACTATGATCCAGATGGGCGAGGTCGCAGACATCGTAGGCAACCTGCCAATCTATGACACCATATACAAAGAGAACAGATACTCACCATGGAAGTACGCAGGACAGTGCTATCCGGGAGAGTTACAGAATAGAAATCCGGCACTCATGCCGATGTGCTATATCTGCAGCAGATACAGGGCAGATACCAGAGAGGAACTGGAAGAAAATATCAAAGTGGCGAAGTGGGCAGCAAGCAAGGTAGTCAGCGAAGGAAAGATACCGATCGCACCGCACCTTTACTTCCCACGATTTATGGATGACTCCATCGCCGGAGAGAGATACTTCGGAATGGAAGCAGGCAAGCGTCTGATGATGCAGTGCAAAGAATTCCTCGTAGTGACCGTGGACAATGTGATCAGCGAGGGAATGAATGAGGAAATCGACTACATGACGAACAAACTCATGATGCAGGGCAAGTCAATCAATTTCACAAGACTTGGACTGGAACAGGTAATACTTAGTAGATTGGAGCGATAATATGCAGCAGGCAGCGGAGGTCGATTTAGACCGTCTGGTAGATTATAAAACTGAATACTGCTCCGTTATCAAAAAGCACAAGATCACAGGCGACAACCTCACAGGTCTGTGTCCGTTCCATGACGACCGTGCAAATTCATTCTCGGTAGACTTAAAGACCGGAATGTGGCACTGCTTCGCAGAGGATGAGGGCGGAAACTTCGTCACATTTTATGCAAAGCTGAATGGACTGGATACCAAGGAAGCCTATAAGCAGATACTGGAAAAGTATGGAGCATTGAATGAGCCGCAGGAGAAACCAAAAGAGAAGAAACCAGGACTGGATCACTACACCGTGTCCCAGTATTCATTCGAGAAGCGTCTCCCAGAGGACTGGCTGAAAGAACAATGCTGCCTGCAGACAAAGAAAGACCGAAACGGAGTCCAGTATTTATACATACCATACTTTGATGCAGAAAGAAATCTGGCACTGCACCGTAAGAGATACGGCGGAAAGCAGTTCCGGTGGGAATATGGAAAGACGGACAGGCTGTGTATGTATGGATTATGGCAGATAGAAGCCATAAGGAATATCGGATATGCAGTACTGGTCGAGGGCGAGAGCGATTCCCAGTCCATGTGGTACATGGGAATCAGCACACTCGGAATACCGGGAGCGTCCATGATGCGGGCAGACTGGGCAGGAGTCCTGCAGGATTTGAAACTTTACATCCATGTAGAGCCGGACAAAGGCGGGGAAGCATTCCTCGCCAAAGTCACAAGGGCACTCCGGGAAGGAAAGTTCGTAGGAGAAGTATACAAATGGAGCTGTCGGACACTCGGATGCAAGGACCCATCGGAAGTTTATATGAAGTATGGCAAAGAGGAAGCGGCCGAGAAGATCCGAAAAGCAATCAGCAACGCAGAGCAGATAGACATCGAGGAAGATAACATCCCAGAAGCAGTCGAGGGAGCACCTG